TTTGAAGTTTCTCTCTCGTGGTTCTGCCATGATTACCTCTCGCTGTGAAAGCGTTGATTTAGTTTGAGCAGTTTATGGACTTGCTCAGGTCACTGAATTACTTGTTCTTGCTTCCGCGTGTACCTCGTGGTTGCGCAGTCTGGAAGACCTTGCCACCCTTAGACGATGCCTTCTTTGCCAACATAGGCTTCTGTACATTTGGCTTACCTGCGGACCCTTGGTTCGCTGGCTTCTTGCTGTAGCCCTTCGCCAACTTTGATGCTTTCTTCATGTTCACCTCCCCTATGCTGGTAGTCGTCTGATGAGGGATGCCTGTAGATTCGGCTCGCCTCGTTGAGTCAAACTTGCAAGGAGCGACTGAACATCTGGTCGTCCACCTGGAGCAACTTGTCCTGGAGCAACACCGACCATACGACCAGTAGCGCTCAGTCCTTCTGGAAGACCCTCACCACCTGGCATTGCCTCACCTGGTAGCCCTTGCATTTCGGGACTTACACCCTCAGGGGTCATAGCGCCAGGTGGGGGAGTCTGTGGCTTGAACGCATCAGAGACTGCAACCTCGATTGAGGTTCCCTTCTGTCGCTCATTGATGACATAAGACAACTTGTAGAGAATGTCGGATGGGTCTTGACCTTGGCTGGCGAGCGCAGGGATTGCCTGTGCGTAGGAAGCGATTGCTTGCTTCATCGCATCGCGCAGTTCCTCGGTGTCAACCTTCTCTTCTTCTTGAGTTGCGTTGAAGGAGAATGGCATCTGACGACGAAGGAAATCACGGCTGATGAGTTTGTCACCGCGTGCCTGTAGTCCGAAGACAAGTGCTCGGTTCGGGTCAAGTCCAGCCATAAGACCGTACTGCACATCAACGGTGTAGTCACCATCAATGTCGCGCTTTGGCTTGTACTTGATGTTGTATGGAGTTCCGTTGCGGGTGCCACGAAGTTGCTTTTCCATATCGCCAAAAATCTTCTCATCAACCTTGAGTGAAAGGCTAAGGAGTTCGACAAAGGCGCGAGCAAACATTGCATGCGCTGTTTTGATTTGGGTATCAAAGCCACCCATGAGAGCCTGCACGCCACGACCTGTGACGATGGAAGCATCAATGTTTCCGGTACGAGACTCTGGGTAACGGCTTCCTAGTCGCAGTTCGCCTTCAAGGACCTGTTGCTGAGCAAAAGCGCCTGGCGGTATTTCAATCGCAACTCGGCGTACTGCTGCAGGGTTTTCAGTAGGGATAATAGCGTCTGGTCCAAGGGCTAACTCGCTTACATCTCGTGGAACAACGATAGGAGCCTGAACTGCCTTAGTAGCAGCCTCAAGAGAAAGCAGTGCATAGCGAGCCTTGGCAACTTGAATAGCCAAGACATCATCGAACTGACCGCGTGTTTGCGAGTCAAGAGATGGTCGCTTGACCACACGAATCATGCACTCACCCAGTGGGTTAGGTGCACGGTCTATGACGAGGTTGTTGCGTGATGGAATGAAGAGAACATCCTGGTCCTTGTCGTGGTAGCGAACAATCTCAACCATGGAAGACGAAGCATCACGGTCATAGATGATGTGGGCATACTCTGGGTATGCAGCCATCAACTCTTGCGTGGTCTTGTTGATTCTCTGATAGAAAGCAGTGACTCGGTTGAATCGGTCAATGACTGGGTACGAGCCATAAGCATCGAGGAAGCGGATGCGTGGCATGTTGTTGTCCATGTCCACTTCAACCTGTGCAGGCACAAAGCCATAAGTTACATACCTGTCAGCAGCGGTAAACATCTGTGTGGACAAGTCGGAGAAGTCAACGATGCCGTTGACGATTTCCTCACGCTTGTCAGCCTTCTTGCGTTCCTTCTCAGAAACCATCGTAGGCGAGTTACAGTTGAAAGCCGGTAGGGGCGCGATGACCTCAGACAAATCGCGGGCGGAGATGTCCACCATGTTCGCAACGATTGGGTCTTGGAATGGACCATCTGGGAACAGGTCTGGGTACACATCTCGCATGCGACCTTGACGGACGAGCAGGACTTCTTCCATACGCGAATCGCGTTCGGCGTTGTCTGCCTTGATGCGGTCAAAGTTGTCTGCAATTTCACTTGGAGTGAGCGCCACACCCACCTCCTGTTCTATGCGTAGTTTTGTTCATATAGGTTGACTGTTACTTGCCTGGACTGGTCATACTTCGTGTGGAACATGCTCATACGATTATGAGTCCTGGCGAATGAGCGAGCACTGTTTAGACGGTCACGGCAGCCTAGTTCTGCGAACCAGAAAGCCATGACGGTATCTGTCTTCTGCGACTTAGGCGCATCCGGATACCATGTCACCAGTTGTTCTATAAGAGACTTGATTCCTTCGGAGGCGTGAGTGGACGGGAACTCTATGAGCGCTTCGTCTTCTTCATAGCCATGGAAGAGGGTCGTCAGGGATGCAACTCCGAAGTTAGAGTCCCATTTGTTTTGACCCGTGTGATGTTCGCGTAAAATTGCACCCCGTGACGACAGGTATTCCCGTACCTCACGGTCCTGAGTGAGCATGGTCTGGAAAGCGTTTTTCTCAACACGCCACTCAGAGACTCGGTATCTGTCGGTCCAACCCTTGATGAGCGCTCTGATTTCATCAGGCTTCATACCAGGCTTGTTCGAGACATCCAACAGGTATCTCTTCTGGGTGGATACATCCAATGCCAGACATACTGCTGCGGTGTAGCCAGAGCCTGCGGGGTCAAGACCGGCGATAACGATAAGTCCATCCATGCCATTGGGTCGGTTCCCTGCTTTACCGCGGGGTATGAGTCCGACATTGCGAGCGCCGTTGATAACGCCTTTGATGGCATCGGAAGGAAATGCTGAATCTTCTTGTACCTGTTGCTGCTGATAGACCATAGCCCACAGGTTCGGGGAGATGCGGGAGCGCTTCTTGTGAAGTGCTGTCCCATCCCACTTTGTGTACAACCCATCCTCGTCAGGTTCGCCCTTGCCGGATACGGGTGGCATGTTGGTCTTAGCCCAGAGGGTGACCCAGTTGGCGGGGTCCTCGTCAAACTCCAAGACGGCGGGTTGTGCGAAGTAAGTCCAAGGGGAAGTCTCGTCCGGATAGCGCATAGGGTCGCGCAGTTCAGAGTACAAATCTCTGGGTCTTAGACGGGTGCCTATAACGAGTAGTCTGCCCCCATCGTTGTCAATACGAGACATGACTTCCGACTGAATCCAGTCAATCTGCTTTTCGTACTCATGGGCGTTGGTGTGGTCCACGCAGTCATCCATGATAATCAAATCGGCACGAGCACCGTAGATATGCCCTCGGATACCGATAGCCTGCACCGTGGGGTCCTTCTCGCCAGAGTCCCTGGCTTCGGAGGATAGGTAAATCAAGTCCTGCTTCCACGAATCAGAGTTCTTCTCAAAACCCCCTGGAGGTCCAAAGGTCAGTTGTAAGTCCTGGTATCTAGGATGCGTTAGTCTGTTCTTTATGGAGAGCAGGAACTTTTGCGCCATAGCCTGTGTCTTTGACACAATCATGATTCTGATATTAGGGTTCTGGCAAATCCGATAGACGGCGTAGTTGACCGTGATGGTCGTGGACTTCGCGTGCTCAGGTGGGGTGTTGACGATGAGTAAGTCGGGTGAGCCTTGTTCGTAGGCTATGGCAGGGTGGACATCCTCAGGGGTTCTACCCTCCAATAAGTCAATCCAATGCTGTTGATGCTTGAAAACCTTAGTTCCCAGGTACTTCTCAGAGAACTCGGCAAAGGGTGGTACTTCGCCTCGTGCCCCGCCTATCTCACCCCTGGCGGTCATGGACCGTACTTTGTCGATGGCGGTAGCAAACTCAGAGTCAGTCTTTCGATAGTACTCGTAAGTCTTGATGCTTCGTCCAACGGCATCCATGGCTCGTTGGACTGAGTAGCCTTGCATCAGAAAATCTATGATTTGCTTCTTGATGGCATCGCTTTTGTGAGAAGCAGCGGTAGTTCGTTTTCTTTCCATAGGTTGTACCAAGGCGGGCTTATGGGAGCCTTGGGCTTACTCCTAACCGAAGGGCGTAGTCCTAACGAAGCCCGAAGGTTAGGGCTTCTTTTAGGGGGCGACCCTTGGGGTCGCTGCTTAGCGTTCGGAGGCTCCGGCGATT